ACTTCCGTTTATACTAAAACGTACTTCATTATTGTTGAAATAAATCCCAGTGTTAGTATCGCTGCCTCTTATACTAGGAGCACTTACACTACCATTAGCAACTGCAAGTCTTCCGCCCATTGCATTATTACCAGCTGTAGATAAAGGTGTGTATCCTAGATTTACTTCGGCTGCACCTGACGCTAGTTTGTCTTGCGCAATATTTGCACTGTTAGAAAAATCAGCATTTACAAAAGGTCTATATGTTATATTTTTTGTTGATAAGTCTACTGGATCACCAAGTTGTGGACTAGAAACAGAAGTGTTTTCTATCTTTGCGCTAGTTATAGCATTGTTGGCAATTTCGTTGGTATTTACAGCGCCAGGTGCAATATCTACGCCTTGCACTGCTCCATCAACGATAGCTTGCCTATCTATTCTCTTAAAACTGTTATAATTAGCCATTCACTCACCTTACCTTAGATTGTAAACAATCTCCATCCTTTAGTATCATTGTAAAAAATAATTTCAAATGCACTGCCTTCGATATTAACTGTTAGATTGTCATTTGCTCCCATAATAGGTTTACCATTTCTATCTATTGTTAAATTATTTGTATCAAAAGTATTTTCAACATCGAATATTCTTAAAATATCTCCCATTGAAGGATTTGCTGGTAAGGTTAATGTTATCGGAGCAACAGATGTATCTATCCAATATGCTTTATTTGAATCCGCAACGATGCTTGCAATAACTTCTACATTTGGCATTTTAACAAATGTAGGAGTTGGTTGAACACCTTTTGCTACTATTCTCGCCATTTAATACTCTCCTTACTGTATTTATCTTTAGCTTGTTGCTGTCTCTAAACCAAAAACCATTGCTGAACAACCTAAACTGTCTGCATACACAACAATATTTTTTGTTGCATCTAAAACTAATCCTGTGCGCTCAAGTACACCGTTTGCAAGAATTTCAACATCATATTCAATGTATTCTGCTAGGTCTGGTGTTGCTGCCGCTGATAGTGCTACTCTAACTGTTCTAGGTGCTGTAGACCTATTCACTACGTTTAGAGTAACAACTGAAAATGTATCTGCAGGCACAGTATAGACAGTCGTTAGTGTTGTAGCTGGAACTTCTGAAGTACCTAAAATTCCGTTTGCCATTTTGTTTTTCCTCCAATGTTATCTTAAAAAGTAATTGTATGCTAACGGTGTACCAAGCACTGCGCCTTGGAAATTCACGTTCGCTTTTATATTTATCAATGCTCCACTCACCGTTGTAATTTGTGTTCCGTTTATGAAAACATCACCTGCTGTAACACTGTTAACGATTAGAGATGCACCACCTCCACCGATTTGTGCTTCAATGTATGCTTTAATAGCTCGTTGAGTTGGAACAACTGTATCACTATTGGCAGTAAAGAACGGATCTGTACTAAATTCAGTAATACTTGCTGAGTTTCCACCTAGTGTAACTTCACCTAGTGAAAGTTCTTGTAGTCCTGCGATGTTAAATGCTTCAGCATTTAGAGTAGCAACACCTGTGGACTGTTCAATACTAAACAAATCACCAACTTTAAAGTTACCATCTTGGTCAGTACTTGTAAAGAACACTCGTCCACCGTTTGAACTTACTGTTTCATTAGCAGCTACTGGATCGTTTACAGGAGTTCCTGGATAGTTCGTATCAGCAAAATTTCCTGTTCCTATGTCTAGGAAGTCGTGACCTGTTAATCGTGTTTGACTAAATCTAATTCGCATTGTGACTGGATTTTCATCACTTACTGCATCTTCAATTTCCATAGGAGGAGATATTTGTAAGAAAGCAGTTTTATCTCCGTCAATAAGACCTACAAGTGATACAGTGTTAACTAATTTAAACACTTGATCAGGCAAATCATCAAACACAACGTTTGATCCATTTACTGGTGTGGCACTCAATCTTCTTACAGCAATAAATTGTCCGTCTTGTAAGAAGTCTGCAAAACCGTTACTGGTTGCAGCGTCAACTTCTGCTGTAGCTGTTATAAATCCGCTACCTCTTGCTACAAATGTTGGTTGTGCCAATACACCGTCATTTAATCTAACAGTAAACAACACATCATTAATGTTGTTAGGATCTGTAATTGTACATGTAGGAGCAGTAGCACCGTATCCTGAACCAGGATCAGTTATTCTTACTTCAAACACTTGCTGATTAGCAACACCGGCACGACCTTTTGTAGTAGCACCAATTTTTGCTTTAAGAATATTTGTTCCTGCATTATTTTGGTTTGCTACAAATATTGGATTTCTATCTGGGTTACCAAATGCTATAGCATTTAATCCACCTGTATATGTATTAGATAATGTATATCCTCCACTTGGCCAATATACGCCATCTTGCGAGAAGTTAACCTGATTTGTATCATCAGTTGTAACTACAAACATACCTTGACCGTAACTTATATCTCTTACTGTAGTTGATACAAGTGCAGTTGCTACACCTGTCCAGTTACTACCATCTAAACTATATGCAATAGTATCACTATCACTTGCAATAGCAACAAATCTTCCAGCACCAAATACCACTCTACTCCAGTCATTTGTATTAGGCATGCCTGTTGCTTCTGTAGTCCATGTTATACCATCTGTTGAATATGCCATTTCTTGACTTCCGCCTTTTACAGCAACAAATTTTCCGTTTCCGTAAGCAATGTCATTGTAACCTGTTGAAGGAAGTGCAGACGAGGTTGTAATATAAGTTTGACCTCCATTATCTGAATATGCTACATCTTGATCGTTATCACCAATAATAACTATTCTTGAAATTGCTGTGTCTATTTGTCCAAACGCTCCTGCTGCTCTTGAAGTTGCACTAATTCCTGATGGGTTCGACGCAGTCCATGTTGTTCCATTTAAACTGTAATTCGCTACAACAGCGCCGCCAGTTACACCAACAGCAACAGCATAACTTTGAGTAAATGTAGTTGTACCATCGTCTACTTTACCAGAAATTAAATCTGTCCAGCTTGCACTTGTAGAAAGTGTATTTGCTGTCCACGTACTTCCATCAACACTTGATTGTCCTGCTGTTCCTGTAGCAGGTAAGTTAACAAACAATCCTTTTCTTCCTAGACCTGCAAAATCAAAAGCTGTAATTGCTCCAGTGTCTGCATTAACAGCCGTGATAGTAATTGTGATATCATGTGTAGTATCAACTCGACCTAAATTGCTACCAACTATTGTTAGTGTGTCTAGTCTTGTATAGCCTGTTCCAGCGGCATTTGTTGTAACGTAATACTTTTCACCATTTCTTATTACATCAAATGTAGCGCCAGTTCCATCACTTTGAGTAGTTACTCCTACACCTGTATACTCTGCGGAAGTTTCGATAAATTCCATTGCACTATATGTACTTGAAGCTCCAGTTTCTTGGCTGTTTGTTTTTGTAGGTGCTGTAAATTCTGCTCTTGGCTCTATTAAATATGTTGAAGAACTGTTTGCTGCAACTATTGCTGTGCCAGGCACTACGTGATCCCAGCCTGCTGTGCCATCTGTTTCTTTTACTATTGTAGCTATTTTTGAACCAGAATTGTATGTGTCAACTATACCAAATTGTCCTACACCTGCACCACCTGTAATGTATAATTTCATTCCAGGATATGCTGTTGACAAATTACCGTCTGTTGCAGCCAACGTAATACTACTTGTAGTACCTGTTTGAGCTGTGTTAGTAACAATTAAATAACCGCTACCACCTGCTGTTGCATCTGGATTACCTGTTGAATCATCTATTTCAATAATTCTTACATTGTTTACTGCTTCATCTCTATAATCTTCTTGTACAAGTTCTTCGCTATCACCTGCTCCAAATATATTAATTGTTGCTTCTGTGTAATCATTACCAGCATGTGAATATTCTAGTTGTAGTATTTCATCTGCACCGTCGGTGAATACATTAGATACTACAGCATTATACTGTTTGTTATTATCGACAATAGCTGTTACAGGAGTTTCATCTGAATCAACACCTTCTGCTACTGAACCAAACGTACCATATGAGTTGTTACCGTTAGTTCCTCTAATACGTCCGCCTGCTTCTGCTAGGTAACCTATGTGTGAGTAGTATGTAAACACTGACACAAGTTCTGCTCTACCATTATTTGTAATCCATGCACCAATACCATCTGATATTACCTGTGTAAAGTCGTTAGATACAATTGAGTCATTACCACCGTTGTGTAATGCTCCATCGATCTTTTGTCCAATTGCTGCAAAACCAAATGTTGTACAGTTCTGTACATACGGTGAACGTGCTGTAATCCAAGCACGTTGATCATTTGGTCCCCAACCTGGATCCAAGGATGCATAAGCACCTGCTGTTGGACGACTAGTTCCATACGCATTTGCAGGACCTAGATCTCCTCTTAATCCATCTAATGTTTGTAGGCGTAGTCCTGTACCATTTCTTAAATAGTAGAAATCTTCTTCCTGTGATCCAATTACACTGTTTACATAGTAACGTGCAGCTAAACTACTTCTATAAAAAGCAGGAAGATACAATTCAGTGCTTAAAGTTGTACTTGTAGTGGTTCCATTTGCATCAAGTGAAACATCTGTCATGCTGTAATTTCGTTTCCAATCTTGTGGCCATTGTAGATCCCACTTCATTCCTTCGATGTATTCTCTTACGTCTCTTGCACACAACGTACGATTGTATTCGTATGCCTTTTGCACAACAAAGTTTTCACCATAGCTAGTTAAAACACTTGTAGTTCCATATTGTTCATCTGAAATTTGGAATGTTGTTGCACTTGTAATATTTTTGACATAGTACGTTTCTGTTTCTAGCAAGTTAGCTTGGACTACTGCATCAGTAGAATCTCCTGCATCTTCATCGTTGAAAAATTTAATAGGCATACCTACTGACATCCAACTAGTATCTGAGATTTCAATAGTGTCTGCGCCTATATCAATACTAGTTACTCTATCTTTGAATGTATTGTCTACATGATTTAATACTTCTTCAACTATAAATTCTTTGTTTAGTTCAAGCTGTCTAATAGCATTCCAAACTTCAATATCCTCAACAGCTCTATTTCCGCCTTCTGGACTTCCGCTCCAAATAATATCTTCTACCCATTCCCATGTAGTATTAATGCCGGCTGGTGCTGTAACTCCATCCATTACGTCAACAATTTGCTGTCTAGCAAATTCATTAGCTGCAAGAGTTGCTGTTTTTTGTTCGCCTAATACTTTTGTACTAGGTGCTCGTAGATAGCTAAGTCCAGCATTAATGCTTGCAAAATTAGTACCCAATAGTGTATCATATTTTGCAGCTTGTAATATTATTCCTAAATCTCTTGAACACTTAGCATGATTGTATACAAAATCATTGTATGTATCAGTTATATATTGTGTTACTGTTTTGATCACATCATTTGTATCGCTTGATATGTTGCTAAATGCTGTTTGATATTCGGCATCAGCCCATGTAATGCTTGGGAAAACAATAGCTGGTAAACTGTTTAGATTTCCTGCTGTGATAACATCTTCAATTATTTGCATTTGAGTATCACGTATCAACGCACCTTCTGTTGCTGTTGCAGGTGTACCCGGAGTTGTTTGTGTTTCAGATGTGGTTTTTGTCCAAGATCCTGTGTCTTCTTGAACAACATAAAACATCACAGTTGCCAATCTGTCATATGCTGCTGCTGTTTGCGCTGCTTGACCTGCTGGATATGCTGTTGTTCCAGTAAAGTATGACTGTGCTATTCTCGTCGATGCATGAGTTCCGCCATATAAAATATCATAGCACATTGCATCAACAATAAATCCTACATCTCTTTCACATTTAGCTGAATCGTAACTGAAATTGTACCAAATACTAGCCGGATTACCTGAATTAACAACAATTTGATTAGCAATCCAAGCAATTATTTCAGCTTTTATAAATTCTTTGTTTGCAATAAGATTGTCTTTTGCATCTACTCTATTTTGATCAACACCTACAGGACTAGGAAACGAAAGTGTGTCTGCATTTCCACTACCGTTGTTAATTATATCTACAATTTCGTTGTAAGCAGATCTAATTCTTGTTGCTGCATTGCTTGAACCAACTGCACTAGATCCGTCAGTAGTTACTGTTTCAATCAATTCGTCTCTTGCTTTTCTAATTGCTCCAACAGTTTCAATTCGTTGTTCTGCTAAGTTGTAAGCGTTTATAGGACGTTGGTATGCAAGTCCTGAAAAAACAGCATTATAGTTTGTACCTAATGCCATATCATAAGAAGTATCATTTATTATAAGTTCTAAATCTCTACGACATTTTGAAGATCTATATTTAAAAGATCCAAAGTTTTCATTAATAAAATCAATTGTTTTTTCTTGTATAGCAGGTAAGTTGGATGCTGCTTTATCAAATTGATCTAACACTAGAGCATCTGTGCCTGATAAACTTGGATATGTAATAGCAACAGTACCACTACCATTTGTTATAATACTTATTATATTATTGATTAGGTCTCTTGCTCTGTTTGATGCACCAGTATCGCCAGCTATACCAGATCTTTGAGTTTTATCATTTTGATATGTTGGTGTAACTGTTATGTTTCTACCAACAGTTTGCACAAGATCTCTTAAATATCCGTAAGCTGCTAAAGTTGCTGTCTTTTCGCTTGAAGCAATTTGTAAGTTTGTTCCTTCCCAATACGCTTCACCCGCTTTTACAGTTTGCCAATTTCCACCATAGGTTAAGTCATAACCAATTGCATCTAAAATAAAACCAACATCCTGTTTGCATTTTGTTCTGCTATATTTTAACTTTGGATACTGATCAGTTATATATCCTACAACTTCAGCTTGTATGAATTCTTTATTAAGTAAATTAAGGTCACGTAACTTTCCATCCTCAGGATCGTTCATGTCATAGTAAGGTGTAAGATCTGATTCAAGTTTCAGTCCTAAACCATAATCTATTTTTCTTCTTATAGATCTTGCTAATTTTTTAACACCAGGGGCAACCACTGCTGTTTCTGCATATGGCCAGGATTGATTCTGGCTTTCTGTGTTTCCAGATTCTGGTGTAACAGTTGTACCAGTGACAATTTTACCAATAACATCTTCTATGTGTTTGATTCCTTCGTATGTGTATTGAAAGTCATCTATACTAGTCAAAGTATTAGCTGAGTTATATATTGTTCTGGGTTGTACATTAGTTGCACGAAGTTCGTCACCCATTATACAGCATTCTGCAGGCACAATGATTGGCAGTACTTCTTTGTATGACCCTGTTGATACTCTAACAAGAGTTGTTCTTATATGTCTTGCAGGAATATTGTCTGCTACACCTGCTGTGATAGCGCCAGTTACTATACTGCTTAATTCTGTAATTGTTTCAAATATTGTTGCCATTAGTAGCCTCCTCCGCCACCGCCGCCACCACCGCCGCCACTGCCACCTGACGAAACTGATGTTCCACTATATGCCGCTGTTGCTGTGCTTTCGTATTCAACCACTGCTTGATCTCCTAATGCTTCTTCGAAATATTGTTCTACTACCGCAGTTGAATTATCTCCATTTGTATCTTGATAGTTTACAGCTGGTGCTTGTTGTTTTAAAACTTTCTCTATAACTGTTAATCCATATGCAATACTTGCATTTGTTTCTGTCTTTTGACCCAAGTAAGGTGAACCTGCAGTATCATTTACATATGAAAGTGCAGCTTCTCTGCTGCGCACATTGCCACCGTGTGTCAAATCCCAAATAAATGCATCTATTAGGAGTCCCATATCTCTTTCACACTTTGCACTGTCATAAGTAAAATCTGTTGTAAAAGGACTAGTTCCGTTTGTAATTTGGTAGTCTGTCCATTCTACAATTTCTCTTTGTATAAATCTTCTGTTTAATTCTAATAATCTTGCGGCATCAGGAACTTTTGCTCCTCTTTCTATTTGTTGAGTTGCGTATCTAATTGTTCTAAAAGGTCTATCCATTGATTTACCATACAAA